GCGATCTCGCAGTTAGTGTCTAAGGTGGAGGAGCTGGAAACCAGCAACACCGCACTGGCTGCACAGGTGGACTACATTTCTATGATGACCGATACGGAGGTGGCGTAAATGGCTAACTGGTTTGACCGCATCAAGAAGTATTACGATGCCGATCTCTGGACCAAGAAAATGGTCGGCAATGCGGTGGTGAAGAAGAAAATCACCGCCGAGCAGTACAAGGAAATCACCGGCGATGACTACAACAAGTAAGAATCACCGGAAATTTTACACTTACGACAGGGCAGAAGCCCGGAAAGGACAAAATCATGTACGAATCTAACATCTACATCAAGAACTATGCAACCATCAAGAAGTACCCCGGCGATATCGGCGTGCAGTTGGATATGTTCGATAACGCGCACGGCCTCAAGCACAACGCACTGGCCCGCGCCCAGTACAAGCACTGGCGCAGCGTGCAGACCGGTGTTCCGGACCTGCTGAGCGTGGAGGACAAGCGCCTGCTGGGGCTGTAAAACAAGAAAAACCGCCTGAAAAGGCGGTTCATTGACAGGGTTCGTCAGCGTATGCTATAATACAAACGGACGCTGTTACATATGGCGGTCAGACCCTCTTTTCCTTTCCCGCAGTCTGCGGCAGGAAGGAGGTGGCGCGGATGCAGAAGAAAGCATTTAGGCTTTTTATGTGTGCGGTCATTGTACTGTACATTTTCTGTATAAAAGCGCGATGACCGCTCGTCTGATCCACGAACGGTCATCTAAATGAACGGTCTATAGGGTCTGACTGCTGTAACAGCGTCCCCTTTGGTTATATTATAGCATATGCTCCGGCTTTGTCAAGAACGACAGACCGGGGCGTTTTTGCGCCTCGAGGGAAAAGAGGTTTTATGGATAATCCGATCACTCGTGCCGAGCACGAAGAGTTTTGCCGACGGCTCGAGGAAGAAAATCGTCGGCAGGATAAGCGCATCGAGCTGTTGGAGGATAATATGCGCGAGCTGAACCAGCTGACAGCCTCGGTCAGCAAGCTGGCTTCCAGCATCGAGAGCATGGTGAAAGAGCAGGAAAAGCAGGGCAGGCGGCTGGAGACGCTCGAGGACCGCGACGGCGCGATGTGGCGCAAGATCGTGGCCTACGGCGCGACGGCACTCGTCGGCATTTTCGTCGGCTATGTCGCTCGGCAGCTTGGTTTGAACTGAGAAAGAGAGGTACTTATGAACTGGAAAATCAGAATCAAGAATCCGGTATTCTGGGTGCAGGTTGCCCTTGGCGCGTTTGCAACGGCTCTGGCCTATGCCGGTCTGACCGCTGCGGACATGACCACCTGGGCGGGCGTGTGGCAGATCATCAAGGCCACGGCGGCAAATCCGTACTGCCTGTTTCTGATTGCCTGCAATGTGTGGTCGGCATTTAATGACCCGACTACCAGCGGTTTGACCGATAGTGACAGGGCAAAGTCGTACACCGTGCCCTTGGAAAAGTGAGGTGCGCTATGACGAATATTCCGTTTCTGCAGGCTGACTCGAGCAATTTCTATTCCGGCCGTGGCGGCAACAGTATCAAGTATATTGTCGTACACTATACGGCCGGTAACGGTGATACCGCCATGAATAATGCGCAGTATTTCCACAACAACAGCGGCTTGCAGGCCTCGGCGCATTATTTTGTCGATGAGCACGGCGTTGTGCAGTCTGTCCGTGATACAGACGGTGCATGGCACTGCGGCGGTCCTCTGGAAAGCTCGCATCATCCGCTGCATAACATCTGTATGAACCGTAACAGTTTGGGAGTGGAGATGTGCTCGGACAAGGTAAACGGCAAGTACGTTATTACCGCCCAGACGGTAGACCACACGGTTGAGCTGGTGCGCTGGCTGATGGACAAGTACGGTATCGACGTGGATCATGTTGTGCGCCATTACGACGTAACGGGCAAAGACTGTCCGGAGCCGTGGGTGCGTGACGAGAGCCTGTGGCGCAAGTTCAAGGCGCGACTGACTGCGCCGGTTGAACCCGAACCGAAGAAGGAGGACGACGAAGTGGTAGAAAAGAAAAAGGTCCTGCTCAACGGCAAGACCTACGAGTGCGACGTCATTACAAAGGACGCCACTAACTATATCAAGATGAGATCGCTCCAGCAGGCAGGCTTTACGGTGGACTTCGACGCCGTGCGCAAGCTGCCGTCCATCACCGCGCCGCAGTGCCGCACGTTCGTGCCGGACGGCACGCCGGAGGTGCGGGAAGCGTGCGACACCGTGCAGGAAGCGGCAGGGCTTGAGGAAAAGACCATCGAGTACCTGCTGCGCTATCAGTGGGGCGAGGACCTCGTGAAGAAGCTGGCAGCAGCAGTTAAGTAAACAGCAAGGCCCTCGGTGTTCAAATTGGACACCGAGGGCCTGTTGTTATTCAGTTGGTTTTGGAGTATTGCCATCAAAAATCACATGAGCAAACCGAAAACGCTGTGTGACATTCGGATACTTCTTGTGATCTACCTCTGATGCAAACATATCGTATGGCCGTGCATAGATTTTGAAATCATCATAGAGAGCCTGATAAATTACCAAAGGCTCACTGGTTTCTGTATGCGTGGCAATGGCGAGAACCTGATATAGTTTACCTTTGAAGTGCAGATATTTCTCGCCAACTAATATTTTTCGACTACTTGGATTCAT